GCTGAAGTATTGACTCACGCTCTTGATCTTGACCCTCGTAGTCAAGGCAGACGTGAATCAAAACGAGTAGCTGACTGTCTACAAGCAATGGCGTGGCGACGATTAGTCACCTCCCGTAAGGATGAAGCAACAGGTCGCTCACGTTCTGTACGTGTATGGCAACGACCTAAAGATGATCCACTTCTTGAGGAACATATCCTCAACGACTTCTAATCAATACCTAATTAAATCAAATGAAAGTTTCAGATATCTCATTGGGCCTTCGTGTCCGTGTGGCTACTAATGGAATGACTGCACTAGTTGTGGGCAAACCTGAGTACTACACCCCCAGGGCTAAGCTTGTTCGTATAAAGTATGAGAACAGCACGCGTTATGAATACATGATTAATCATCAGCTAACGGCATTGCCTACTGAAGATCAGTATCCAGCTAACGGTGGCAATTATGTAAAACCTGAGAATACTTTTTGAGTTATGAGTGAAGCACAACCATCGCGAAAGGTAGGTGGCCATGCCTACGGTAGAAGATCCAGTAACCTCTCAAACACAGCAGAAGAAGGCGAGCTTTGTATCTACACCGGTCACTCGATCGGTAGATTCTCTGGCCATTCGATGCGCTTTGACAGTCACCAGGCTTGTACTCGATGTGTTGCTGCTGCTCGGGAAGGTCGAATGTCATTTGACATCGATCGGCTTCTTAAAAGAGAACGTAAGAGGGCGCTCAAATTCTGGAGTCAAGTAGACATCAGTGATCCTGACGAGTGCTGGATGTGGAATGGGTGCATTAATAAACGAACCAAGCAGCCACAGTTTGCTTGGAGACGTCACGGGATTAGTAGCTCTACACAGCATCACCCACAGCGTGTTGCGATGTGGTTCTCCTGGGGCGACCTCGGGTACACCGGGGTTAAAACAACATGTGGCAACAAATACTGTTGCAATCCCTTCCACTTGATTCCACAGAACGTTGGCGTCTTTGTTGACAACGACAGCTACATGGAATCATTTGAACTGGCATGCCAGCTCCACACACTCAAGCAGCAGGTTGCTGAATACATGATTGAGCAAGCACTCAAACAAGAGATGCTTGACCAGTCAGCTGACATTGACGGCAGAGCAGACCTAGTACTCAACCCGAACACTGAGTTCGGTGATCGCTTCGAAGCTGTGATGACTGACCTACTTACTGGCAATCACATCACACAAACTGAGCCTGATCAACCCGGCTTGTACCGTAAACCTACTGACACAACTGAAGAACCTGAAGAGTTCTAACCCCACGTTATTAATTAATAACGCTTATCCTAATTACAGAGTCATTTAAATATGTCTAGACGCACAGATCTACTTCAGAAACTTGTTCAATCTGACAAGTTCGGAGACGATAAAAAACAAGAGCAACAATTCCTGATGGCTACTGCAGAGTTAATTCTCTGTGACCTAGTCAACGTCGCCCTAGCTGGTGTCGAAAAGAAAGGAGCAGGCTCTCTTGTAATCAATCTGCTTAACGACTCATCGACATTTATGTCTGGTGATGCGATTGAGTTTGATCTACGTGTAGCTGAACGTGAAGAAGACGAGGACATCCTTGAGTTCCTGCGGGGTCTGATGGAAGAAATCGATGGTAATGACTGGAACAAGAATGTATTAATTACCTTGATTAGTGATGCTGGAACAAGAACATTTGCTGTCGAAGCAGGAGGGAGCCAAGAGAGCCTCCGAGCGCTTGCAGAAGAATTTATCGGATAAGCTCAAGGCTCAAGGTCTAAAGCTACCTCTGTATCCCACACCTCAAATCATTGAGCGTGCGCGATCTGTCATGGGTGGCATTGACTTTGACCCTACTTCTGATCCTGTTCAACAAGTACTAGTGAATGCAACATCTGTTCCTTCACTAGAGATCAACCCTTTACAAGAGCACTGGCACGGTAACGTGTGGGTCTCTCCTAAAGGGGCTGTACGTAACTCACGTATCTGGTTTAATAAAACTGTTAATGAATACCGTAATGGACATATCAAAAGTTTCTTCTTCTTCACCAGTGCTTCAGAGCTGCTCCGTGCAGCACCAGTGGCGTGGGACTATCCAGTCTGCATTCCATTCAAGCGAGTCAAGCAGCTTAAGGCTACAAGTGATGGCTTTGAACCAGTCTGCCCATCAACTTGGAACTTCATTGTCTACGGTCCACCGACTGAGGATGTGATCTCAGACATTGATAAAGTCACACTCTTCTATGACACCTTCCGTGACATTGGCAGAGTAATTTTTAATGAGTTTGCTGGCGACAACTGGGCTAGAGATCTCTCATTCTATGAACAAAATAAAGGAGAGGTCTAATGCATAAGAATTTAAATAAGGAACTGCTAGTCAAACTACCCTCTGGAAATGTAGTACATCCTGCTCGTCTCATACATAAGGATGGAACACTGATGTGGAAGCACGCTATGACTGACTGTGTTATCCCTGCAACGGAAGCACAAGAACAGCACATAGTAAAAACTGCTCAGCGCCTAGAGGAACTGAACAGTTGGGTATCACGTGAGTTAGATGTGTGGCAATGCCTTGTACCTATTCACTGGTATTCACCTACTAACGACGAATTATCTACAGGCTACTCAGTATATTTCAAGCACGCCGTCTACGATAATGAACACACCTATGACTGCCTTGCTCCTCACGTACTGCCACACGAGACGCTTAGCATCTGCGAAAACTTTTTACTGTTTAAGAGATGCTAGCCGTTTCATTCTAGCGAGTCTATTAGTCTCCTTAGATACCACTCAGCCTTCTTCGCATCTTCCACAGGACTATCCTTTAGCCACAGTCTCAAGATGTACTTAAGCACCTGTGCTTGAAGCAATCCTTTCTGCGGTGTAGGAGCAGTACTAATTGCATCTTCAATGATGTCAATTGCTTCCATCCTGCCTGATGTGTAATGCGATGGTGAGTTCACACGATCGTCTGGAATAAATCCAGTACTTGTGATGTTGTTCTTAGGACCTAATCCCATCATTGGCTTAACTTGCCAACCGCCACCATCTTTCTGCATGCCTTTCTTTTCATAGCTTTCAGAAAGACTTAACCACTTGTCATTGTTTGCATGTGGACCTTCGAGTTTTAAATGAGGGATACCGTTTCGCTTTCCCCATAGCAACTCATCTGTTGCTTTACGGAACTCTTCATCTTCGTCCCACTCTTGTCCAGTCCACATGTCAAACTTCTTGTATTCGTTCTTGAATTCTTCGTAATCCATGTATCGCATTTGTTGACTTCACTACCTAATATAGGAGTATAAATATAGTTATGAGAGATATGGCCGCACCATTTAGTGACCCCAGTTATATTAAAAATAAAGAGCGATACTTCATGGAGGTAGCTCGCACAATCGCAACTGCATCAACGCATCCCACGGTTCCCGGTGGCTGTGTACTGATCCGTGACAAAGAGATTATTGGTGACGGACGCTCTGTTCTATGTAGCTCCAAGGTAGAAATTGACTGTATTACTTACGCCATTGGCACTTGTGCAAAACGTGGTACTCCTACAGCTGGTGCTGTTATCTATAGCACTCGTTATCCATTTGCATCATCTGTATTTCAGGCGTGGCTAATGGGCATCCGTAAGTTCATTGTCCTTGCACATGAATGGGAGCCTTACTACAAAGATGAATTCAGACGAGCAGCAAGACTTGCACGTGAACTGTGCATAGCCATTGAACCATTGTTCGATGATGAACTAACTAAGCGGGTATCTAGCTCCGCTCATACGCTAGACGAATTTGATCCAACTGATACTAATAAACACGATGACGAATAAACTACTGTTTGACATTGAATCCACCGGCTTGCTTCGTCAGGGTTCTACTATCCATTGCATTGTTGTCCGTGACAGCAATGATGGCGAGACACAAGTCTTTGACTACAAACCTGAGCGTGCTGTTGTTCAAGGCGTCAAGCTTCTTGAGCGTGCTGATGCACTCATCGGCCACAACATCATCAACTATGACATCCCTCTGCTCAAAGAGCAGTACCCTGACTTCAAACCTGTAGGTGAAGTGCTAGACACCCTAGTCCTCAGTCGTTTGTATTATCCCAATATCATTGATAGGGACTACGAACGTCGTCCTCAGGGCATGCCACAGCGTCTCTATGGACGCCATAGCCTTGAGTCATGGGGCTACCGTCTCAAGTGCTTCAAAGGTGACTTTGGCAAGCACCAAGGCAGCTGGGAAAAATACACCCCAGAGATGCTCGACTACTGCATCCAAGATACAGAAGTCACACTCAAGTTATATCAACTACTACAACGTCGCATGGAGACTTACCAATGAAAACACCAGGAAAAAATGATCCGCTTACTCATGAAGAAATGTCTGGAGCTGCTTCCAGATTCCAAGAACTCTACGCCGTGGTTGCCGACAAGTTCCCTTCTGCATCTGTAGAAGAAGTACTCAAGATTATGGAGAGCTGCGCTAAGCTTGCACACAAAGAACGTGGCGACAAGATTAAAGCTGAAGTTGATGAGCGCTTTGGCTTTGTAAAAGATACCGAGGAATTAGATAATGCTTGATTACGTCAAACTAGAAATGCGTATGGCAGAGCTGATGGCACAGCAAGAAGCCAGCGGCTTTCGCTTTGACATGGATGCTGCCGAACGTGTACGAGATAAGCTCTCGTGTGAGGCTGAAAGTATCCAAGAAAAAATTGCTGCCGTTTATCGGTACTACCCCGGCAAAGTCTTCACACCAAAGAGGACTACTGCCAAGACTGGTTATGTAGCTGGTGCCCCGATGACCAAGCTGCTTGACTTTAATCCGACGTCACGTCAGCACATTGCCTGGGCTCTCTCTACTTTCCGTGGTGCTCGTTTTACCAAGCTCACTGACAGTGGTAAGCCCAAGGTCGATGAAGCAACGCTCTCTGAGCTACGTGACCTTGCTTTGTCTCAAGGTAACCAGCAGCTACACGACGAGTGTGAGCTATTCATCCGCCTACTGACACTGCAGAAGTGGATGGGTCAGCTGTCTGAGGGTACGAACTCTTGGTTCAACACCATCGAAGCAGATGGCTGTATTCATCACAGCTGCACTCTCGCCACCCAAACGGGGCGCAACGCTCACCGTGGTCCGAATCTCGGGCAAGTGGTTTCTGCACCGTGGGCTCGTGAGTTATTTATTCCTCACCCCGGTCATCTCATGGTCGGTGCTGACCTTGAAGGCCTGGAATTGAGGGCACTAGGCCACTACCTTTCCAGATTCGATGACGGCGCGTTTGCTGACGTTGTACTCAACGGTGACATTCATCAACAGAATGCTGACCGTGTGGGCTGTACACGTAAGGAAGTCAAGACCCTAACTTACGCCTTTATCTACGGCGCTGGCGACCAGAAGCTCGGCCATAGCTTGAGTCCTGAGCTTTCTGATGCTGCTAAGAAGTCTCTTGGCTCAGAGCTGCGTCGTAAGTTCCTGGCTGCTATTCCTGGACTTGAGCCACTGATTGATGCTGTCAAGCACAAAGTACGTGACCAAGGCAGGCTACGTGGCTTAGACGGTCGTCCTATCTTCTGTACTGCAGAACACGCATCGCTGAACTACTTGCTTCAGTCGTGTGGTGCGATCCTGAGTAAGCGGTTCTGTGTTATCGGTCAAGACTTAATCGATGAAGCAGGGCTTACCTATGACCGTGACTACACACGCTGTGCCTACGTGCATGACGAGGTTCAAATGTCAGTTATACCTAGCGAAGCAGAGAACGTAGCCAAGCTGCTTGTAGCTGCTGCCCCGTTAGCCGGTAAGTACTACAACTTTAAGGTTCCTATTACTGCAGCTGCTGACATCGGTAAGACCTGGTCAGATACTCATTGATATAATGTTACTTATGGAAGAGGCATTAATTGAATTAAAGATGGATGAACGCACAACGAGAGCTGTGCACTCAGCCGTCTGCTTCACTCTTGATAAGTG